CTACCCGGTCTTGAGCCTCACGAGATCGATGGGGCCGCGATGGCCGTCGGGAGAGCGGAACTGGGTCAGGAACTCGGTGCTGTCCGAACTCACCGCGATCCGGTTGCGGCCGTTGCGCTTGGCTGCATAGAGCGCGTTGTCGGCATCGCTCAGCATCGTGTCGAAATTGCTCACCGCTGCATCGGATTGCGAAACACCGGCGCTCACCGTGCTGCTGAACGCGCACCCGTTCCCGCTGAAATGGCGCTTCGCGAGCCGCATGCGCACCCCATCGGCGAGCATGGCCGCCGAGACGAGCGATGCGCCGGGAACCAATAGCGCGAATTCCTCGCCACCGAGCCGCGCCGCGAGGCCCGACCTGCCGGACAGCAGCAGGATTTCCCCGAACGTCCTCAGCACCTCGTCGCCGGCCGGATGGCCGTGAACGTCGTTGATCGCCTTGAACCGATCGATGTCGAAGATGATGAGCGAGGCCGGCCCCTCCGCGCCATGGGCGATATGGTCGAGCAGCGCGCGCCGGTTGAGCAGGCCGGTCAGCGCGTCGGTCTCGGCGTCGCGCTTGTGGCCGCGCGCCAGCCGCGCCTGATTGAGCGCCAGGGACAGCGCGCCGATGCCGGCGAGCGTGATCAGGCAGATGCCGAGATTGACATCCTCCGCCCAGTTCGACGGCGCTTGCGGCAAGCGCCATTCGCCGGCCTGCAGCAGCAGAAGCGCGCAGGGCACGAACGAGAGGCCCGTGACGATGTAGAGCCCCGTCAGCAGCGCCATCGCCGCCCGCGCTTCGGCGCGTCCGAGCCAATGCTCCCGCGCCGTCATGAACAGGATCACGGGCGCGGCGAGATTGAGCAGGATCATGGAGATGCCGTTCTGGCCTGCCAGCATGGGAACGGCCATGGCGATGGAGGGCACGATCGCGAACGCAGCCACGCGCCGCCACGGGAGGATACCCGTGCGGAACTCGCAAGCGGCCCCGAAGACGAAGGCGAGGCCGGTCAGAAGGGCCGTGTATCCGGCCGCCCCGATCACCGGCGACATGGTCTTCGCGTACCAGCCGTAGACGAGCGCACCGAGCGCCATCAGCAGCACGCCGAACGTCCAGATGACCAGAAACCGTTCCTTCCGGGAGACGAGCCAGCTCACCAGGAAGGCGCTTGCCAGTCCGCACCCGGACAAGAAGAATGCTGCCAGCAGCGTATGGTAATCCAGGTGCATGGCAGTCTCTGGAAGGAAGGGCGACAGACGCGCAGGCTATGGCTGAGCTGACGTTTCGGAAGCTTTAAGCAATCCGCGTAGATTCCGCCACGATGGCGATTCCGGAAGGACTTGGCGCGCCATCGTCCTGCACAGATAAAATCGCGAATGACGCAAGACTGCGAAGACCGATGCAGCGCCGCGCCGACCAAGCGGGCCGTTTGTCGGAACGGCCAGCCGGCGCGTTGTCGTCATGCTCAACGCCGCTGCCACCTAACTGATTGAAATCATTGGCGACCCCGCCTGGGCTCGAACCAGGGACCTGCCGCTTAGAAGGGTGTCGCGGCGAAACCCTATCGCACTGATAGTACTTCGACATTCGTCGCCCCTTCATGCTCGTGTTGCTCAGGTGTTGCCGAGGCATCACCGAGAACCGATCGCTCGGCCGCCGTAACTGCCTTCCTATCGCTGCGTCCGGAAGCGAACAAGTGCCCATAGACACGCATCGAGAACTCCGGCGATTCGTGTCCAGCCCAGACTGAGACCTGCTTCAAGCTCGCCCCCTCGGCGATCCAGAGCGATACGGCGAAGTGTCGAAAGGCGTGCGCGGACCATAGCGGCGCACCCTTGTCGTCGACCATGCCGAGCACCGCCTGGATCGGGCCAAGCTGGCGCTGCATCACGTTCCTGTAGCTCAGAGGCGTGCCCACCTCCGATGGGAACACAAGGGCATCGGTGGCGGGCTCGATCGGCTGTCCCTCGGCGTCGACCTTGGCCGAAGCCGCACGCCAGTTGCCGAGCATACCGTTGAGGAGCGGCCCGATGGGGACGTCGCGCAGCGCGGCGGCCGTCTTTACCGGGCCGCGCTCGTTGTAGCGGTCGACGGCCTCGCGCACGGCGATGCTGTCTGCCTTCACCCTCCGCCATGCGAGTCCGCGCGCTTCTCCGATTCGAAGGCCAGCGAAGGCCATGGTGGCCAGCAGAGGCCGAAACCACTCTGCGGGCCGATACCGCTCTGTGGTCATGCCGGGGTGTTCGGCCGCGAATGCGCGCCTCGCCACGATGGGCTTGTCCGACATGACCCGCTTCACGGCAACGATGCGGTCCTCGCTATCGCGCGCGATCAGGTAGGTGGTCTGGATGTCGGCGGCGGCAGCGAGAATCTCTCGCACAACGTCCCGCTCGGGGATCCGCACCTTCTCCTCTGCCTCGGCGATCTCGACCCGGCGGACCTTCCGCCGCGACCGCAGCGAACGAACCGGGTTTACGTGCGCCATGCGCCGACGAATCGCCTCGTCATAGATCACCCCGAGCACGACCTTGGCGCGCCGGCATGTGTCGTCGGTCCTACCCTCAGACTTCAGCGTCGCAAGCCAGTCGCCAACATCGGCCGGCTGTATCTTCGGGAGGAGCTTCTTGGCGAGGAACGGCCGGACATGCCCGCGGTAATAGACGACGTAGTTGTGGATCGTCGCGCGCGCCGCCCCGTCGGCCTCGAGCGTCTTGATCAACGCATCGTAGGCGGCCTGGACCGTGCTGGCCTCTCGATCGGGCACGTGGCTGCCGGCTGCCACCTCTGAACGAGCCCGCAACAGGAAGGCATCCGCCTCCTTCCGTGTCGCGAACTGCTTGAACCGCCTCGCTCCCGCGCCGTCGACATAGGCGGCGAGCCACACCTGTTTCCCGCTCGGGAGCACCCTCTTGCGCACGCTCGCCATCAGAGGTCCCCTTTCACAATATCATTGTAGCAACGCAAAAGCCGCCGAATGAAATCGGAAACGTTGATCAAGACACAGCGTGTGACACCCCTCCCCAAGAATTCAATCAATCGAGAGGCTGGAACGGTTGTAATCACCATTCCATTATCCTTCGACCACGGCTTACTCATCATTGCGACCGGTATTACAAAATATACGTCGCCATTTTCCTCTTCTTTCCTGGTCAAGGCATCGGCGTAATCAAAGCTAAACTTGATTCGTGACCAATAGAAGCGAACGGCCTCGGTTATAAAGGCGGGGTCAACCCCAACCTGGGTAAGCTCAAGGGCGAACGCGAGCTGAAGGATCTCGTCAGAGCCGTAGTCAATGCGCTTGCCCTTGCCGGGCGTTAAGCCAAGGGGGAGCCCCAGCCTCTTGAAATGCTTCAGCCGAGCGCGAAAAGCACTCGTCTGCCTCTCGGCGTCCATATCGTGGAGCGCCGCCAGAACCGTCTCAACCTCTCCGTAGGTCGCCATGCAATTCCGTGCCCCCGGCCTTCCGTACGGGGCTGCCGCACGAAGATCAAGATTACGCTTGCGACGACCCTCACCGTCATGAGATAAAGATTACGCTTTAGATTCTGGAGGACGACATGCAGGCCAATGCGAATGCGCCCTTGGCGGACGACCTGATGCGAGGCGCCGACGCAATCAGACGGTTCATGTTCGGGGAAGCCAAGGACGAGCAGCAGGCAGCGAGCGACCGGCGCACGGTCTATCATCTCCTCACGAAGGGCGAGTTGGGGCTCTTCAAGATCGGCGGCGTGGTGTGTGGGCGTAAAAGCACCATGCTCGCGAAGATCGCCGAGGCCGAAGGGCGGGCCGCGTGATGGGGCGCCGGAAGGAGAGGCGTTCGACCTTCACGCCGGACAGCATCAGCAACGTCGTCGACCGGATGATGGAGGAGGGGGATCGCCGCCGCGCCGGCCAGTTGGCTCGGCACGCCCCGAAGCCCGTCACGGTGGCGACCGGCAAGTGGGTGCGCTGCCCAAAGTGCGCTGACGTCCGGCAGCGTCGTCCTGGCTGCACCCGTTGTCGCGGGAGTGGCGACATCCCCGAGCGAATGGAAGTGTGGCGATGAGCGTGCACCCCTTTCCCCGCTGCCGTCATCGTCCCTTCGTGGAGAAGCACGCTGCCAATGTCGCGTACATGGGGCGGGCGGCTGGCGAGAAGTATCTTGCTCAACAGATCGATGTTCAGCGCAAGACCATGCTGAAGCGCGGGATCGAGCCGACCCTGATCGAGGTCGAGGTGAAGGCGCTTGAGAGCGCCATCCGTAGCGAACTCTGGCGGATCATCATGCAGACGCCGGAGACGCGCGCATGAGCGGTGATAAGCAAGCGCGCCGATTCGACATTGCGAAGTCAAACGAGTGGCCATCGGGGGCATTGTCATGGCGCAACGCGACCGAGAAGGGGCATAGGCGCCGCGCGTGGCGGCAAGCGGTCTGGCGGCTATTCCGGTCGCGCGGCCGCACCGTGACGCTGGCTTGGGCCCTTGAGACCCTTAGCGGTGCTCGCGGGTTCGCATTCGCCTCCGATGCTGCCCTAGCGAGAGAATGCGACCTCCCCGTCAACAAGGTTCAAGCCGCGCTCACCGAAATGGAGCGCGCCGGGGCAATCGTCCGCTGTCATGTATCGAAGGGACAGGCGTTCGAGCGGCGGATTTTCCTCGGCGCTGGCATCATCTCTGCGGCGGCTGATACCCCCCAAGTTGGGGGTGGGGGGATACCCCCCAAGTTGGGACTCCCTGATACCCCCCAAGTTGGGGGGAGAGAAGAGAGAGGAAGAGGCAACCGTCGTGGACTTGGTGCGACGCTCGACGCGGCTCGCGCGGATGCGGAACGTCGCGACGCCCGCGCTCGCGGAGACTCTCCCGGTTCATGGCTCCTGGACGACGAGGCGGATGCGGCGTGATCACCGACCGCCGAGCGGCTTCGGGCCTGGTGGCACGCGCCAGCGTGACGCCGCTGTCGAGCGGGACCGACATGGACACCGCCTCGAGGTCGCCAAAAGCCAAAGAAAATCTCTCGTGGCGACGATCGCCAGATCGTCGGCCCGCCCGGCGAGGGCAACCACCTCTCCACCCCTGCACCGTGCGCCGCTTCGCTCTGACTGTGCGAGCGGATCACCTTGTCCCTGGGGACACGAGAGGGACACAACGGGGACACGGTCGGGACATTGACCCGAGATGCCGCCGCTAAGCCATTGAAATCCAAAGATCAGGGCGAAGCACCGCTTCGGCGACCGTGAAGCACTTGCTTCGACGCACGCGCGACGAAACGCGTTTCACCCACCGTTTCGGTACCAGTTCGGAACCGGTTCGGTACCAGTTCCGTACTAGTGGGGAACTCGAGTTTAATAAACGCAACGTAATCGCATTAATAAAACGCGGTTCAGAATATTGTTGCACCTGACGATGCTTGAGCATATCTAGGCCCCATGCGCCGCTTTGGTGCGCGTCGGAGGGCCTGTGCCCAGCCTCGCCGAAGTTCATCAAGCTCAGATGCGCCGGGCGATCGAGAAGACCGGCGAGGTGCTGACGCTGCGCCGGGTGGTGCCGAACGCTCCGCCGATCGAGAAGCAGGTGCGCGGCCGCGTGATGGGCTACGCGCCGGACGAGCTGGCGGCCGGCATCAGCATCGGCGAGCGCAAGGTGATCCTGCCCGCTGATGAGGTCGAGGCCTCCGGCTTCCCGACCCCGCTTCGCAAGGGCACCGACCGCATCGTGGTGCGGGGCACGCACCTGACCATCGTCGAGGTCGATGACAGCACTCGCCGGATCGGCGGTGAGCTGGTCGCCTATGAAATCAGGGCCTCCGGCGCGTGACCCGCCTTAGCCCCACCGCTCGCGGCTATGACGGTGCATGGCGCCGCGCCCGCGCCGAGCATCTCCGGCTGCATCCCTGGTGTGCCATGTGCGCGAGGGAAGGCCGGCAGGTCCGCGCCGTCCACGTCCATCACAGCATCCCGCACAAGGGCAACCGCGCCGTCTTCAACGACCGCAGCAGGTGGGTCAGCCTCTGCACCGAGCACCATAACAGGGACGCCCAGCAGGTCGAGACGAGAGGCTATGCCAGCCGCATCGGAAGCGATGGCCTGCCCTCTGACCCGCGCCACCCCTTCAACCGGCCCGAGGGAGGGGGGTCAAAAGTCCAGTGCGATAGGGGGCCGCGACCGCATGGGGAGATTTCCTCGCAGTTAATTTCGGGGGCGCGCTGATGGGAAAGCGTGGCCCAGGGTCTCAGTTGATGCGCGAGGCGCGTGCCGCGCTGTCGACTCGCAAGCGTCGTCTGCCGTGGAATCGGGCCGGCCTGTCCCGTGCCGAGCGCGTCGTGGCGTTTCTGCAGTGGCTGCCGATTACGAAAGGGCCGCTCGCCGGAAAGCGCATGCGGCTCCTGCCCGAGCAGCGCGAGTTCGTGACCGCGATCTACGGCGATCTCGACGAGAAAGGTCTCCGGCGCCGTCGGATCGGGATCAAGAGCGAGCCGAAGGGGAACGGCAAGACGGGCCTCTGCGCGGGCCTGGTCATGTGCCATCTCGTCGGACCCGAATGCGAGCCGCGCGGCGAGTGCTTCAGCGCGGCGGTCGATAGCCAGCAGAGCGGCATCATCTTCTCGGAATGCGAGGCCATCATCCTCGCTGTGCCGGAGTTCGCTGTCTGCACGAACGTCCGGCGCCACGAGAAGCGGATCGAAGTCACGGATGGACCCGGCCGGGGCTCGATCTATCAGGCCATGTCGGCGGACGCCCGGAAAGGCCACGCGATCGCGCCGAGCCTCTTCGTCTTCGACGAGCTGGCCCAGGTCCCGGACCGGGAGTTGCTCGACAACCTCCTCAACGGCCTGGGCAAGCGGCGCGAGGCGCTCGGGCTGATCATCTCGACGCAGGCACCGGACGACACGCACGCCCTCTCGGCGATGATCGATGACGGTCTCTCCGGTGCCGATCCCAGCACGTATGTGCAGCTCATCTGCGCGCCGCCCGAGGCCGATCCCTTCGACGAGCGGACGTGGCTCGCCTGCAACCCGGCGCTCGGGAAGTACCTCAGCCTGAAGGAGATGCGCGAGGCGGCGTCGCGCGCCCGGCGCATCCCCGCCTTCGAGCCATCCTTCCGCAACCTCCGGCTCAACCAGCGCGTCGATGCCCGCGAGGACAACCGGATCGTGACGGCGGCCGTATGGAGGACCGGAGCGGTGCCGATCGATCGCGCGGCCCTGCGCGGCCGGACCTGCTACGGAGCCCTGGACCTCTCCGGCAAGCACGACCTCACCGCCCTCGTCCTCGCTTTCCCGGACGATGCGCCGGAGCCATCCTTCGACCTTGTCCCGTTCTTCTGGACGCCCGAGGGGCAGCTCGGCGCCCGCCCGCCGGCGGAACAGGAGCGGTTCCGAGAGTGGATCCGGCTCGGCCACATGATGGCGGTGCCGGGCCCGACGATCCGCTTCAGCTACGTGGCTCGCCAGCTCGTCGCGCTCTCCCGCGAGTTCGACATCGCCGCGCTCGGCTATGACCGCTGGCGCATCGACGACTTCAAGCAGGATCTCGCCGACGTCGACGCCGACTTCCCGGCTCCGCTCGAGCCGTTCGGCCAAGGCTTCAAGGACATGACGCCTGCGGTCGAGTGGTTCGCCGAGCTCGCCCTGACGGGTCGCCTTCGGCATGCCGGGCACCCCGTGTTGACCGCCGCCGTCGCTGGCGCGGTCACCGTCACCGACGCCGCCGGCGGCATCAAGGTGGACAAGGGCAAGTCGAACCGCGGCCCGGTCCGCATCGACGGAGCCGTGGCGGCCGTGATGGCCCTCGGGCTCGCCAAGCGCTTCGAGGGCGAACCCCACGTCGATGTCGACGACTTTCTGCGCAACGCGGTGGTGGTGTGATGCTCGGGCTCTCCACCATTCTCCGGCGCTTCAGCCTCCGCGACGGGCGCGTCTGGGCCGCGTTCTTCGGCACCGATTCCTGGACCGGGAAGCCGGTCACGCCCGACACGGCGATGCAGATTGCTACGTTCTGGGCCTGCGTCCGGCTGATCGCTCAGACCATCGCGACGCTTCCTCTCGGGCTCTACGAACGGCAGGGCGATGGCGGGCGCAAGGCAGCGAGCAGCCATCCCCTTTACGCGCTCCTGCACGATCAGCCGAATGCCGATCAGACGGCCGTCGAGTTCTGGGAGGCACTCGCCGCTCATGTCCTCGTCTGGGGCAACGCCTTCGTCGAGATCTCGCGCAGCGGCACGCGCATCGTCGCGCTGAGCCTCCTCCGACCGGACCTGATGGCGGTGCATCGGACTGAGGCCGGAGATCTCCGCTACCGCTTCAGCGATCCGCGCGGCCTCCGCGAGTACGGCGAGGCGGACATCTTCCATGTGCGCGGGTTCGGCTTCGGCGGCGACCTCGGGCTCTCTCCCGTCGCGCAGGCTCGCCAGACGCTCGGCGCGGCCATGGCGACCGACGAGGCCGCGGCACGCACCTTCGGCAACGCCATGCGGCCCGGCGGTATCCTCACCTATGAGGGCAAGGATCTTCTCACGCCCGCACAGCGCGAGCAGGCCAAGGCCGCTCTGATCGAGCCGTTCACCGGGACGGAGAACGCCGGCAAGACGCTGCTCCTCGAGGGCGCCGCCGGCTTCAAGTGGCAGGCCGCGACCATCCCGCCGAAGGACGCGGAGATGCTCGCGACGCGAGCTTTCCACATCGAGGAAATCTGTCGCTGGTTCGGGGTCCCGCCGATCCTCGTCGGGCACAACGCTCAGGGCACGACCATGTGGGGCTCGGGCGTCGAGCAGGTGATGCTCGGCTGGCTCACCCTCGGGCTTCGCCCGTACCTCTCCCGGATCGAGCAGGCCATCAAGCGCCAGCTCATCGCGCCGGGCGAGCGCGCCAGCCTCTACGCCGAGTTCACCGTCGAGGGGCTTCTCCGGGCTGATAGCGCCGGCCGCGCCGAGATGTACTCGAAGCTCCTGCAGATCGGGGCCATCACGCCGAACCAGATCGCGGACCGGGAGAACTTGCCCCGGTTCGATGGCGGCGATCAGCGCTTCGTCAACGCCACCCTCGTGCCGATCGAGCAGGCCGGCCAGCGCCGCACGGTGCCCGCGCCGGGTGATCCTATTCCGGAGGCATCGTCGTGAACCTGAAGATCCGCGATCTCGACCTCAGCGTGAAGGCCGTCGATGCGAAGACGGGCCGGTTCTCCGGCTATGCCAGCGTCTGGGGCGCCGTCGACAGCTACCGCGAGACGGTGGCGCCCGGCGCCTTCGCCGAGAGCCTCGCTGCCACGACGGCGAAGGGGCGCAAGCTCCCGATCCTATGGCAGCACCGCTCGGGCGAACCGATCGGCCACTGGACCGACCTGAAGGAAGACGAGCGCGGCCTCTACGGCGAGGGCGAGCTGTGGCTCGACGAGTCGCCCTATGCCCGGCTTGCTCGGAAGGGCCTCGCCGCCGGCGCCGTGACCGGCCTCAGCATCGGCTATTACGTCCAGGACGACAGCTACGACGAGACGACGCGCATCCGGACCCTGAAGCGGCTGGATCTTCGCGAGGTCTCGATCGTCACCGACCCCGCGCTCGAGGAAGCCAGGGTCGACACCATCAAGGCGAAGCTCGCCGCGGGCGAGCGCATCAGCGAACGCGACTTCGGTCGGGTCCTGCGGGAGCGGGGCTTTTCCAGGTCGGATGCCGACGAGATTGCCGCCGTCGGATTCAAGGCATGGGCCGCGGGAGCGGGCCGGCCTCAGGCAATCCCCTCCGGCCTTGGCGACCTCACGAAGGCGCTGTCCGGCCTCTCCCTTCCTTCCCTGTGAGGTTCCCATGACCTTCCACGACAGCAAACTGACCGCGGCTCATCGCGAATATGGCCGCAAGAGCCGCGAGGACGCGGCCGATGACCGGGCCGAGATCAAGTCCGTCATGGACGCGCTCGCCAAGCGGGACGGCGAGATCAAGGCCTTTGCCGAGAAGGCGGCGGCCGAGATCAAGGAACACGGCTCGATCCTCGCCGACACCAAGGCGGCTCTGACGGAGCTGGCGAAGGGCGGCACCGACCTTCAGGCCCGCCTCGTCGAGGTCGAGCAGAAGCTCGCCCGTCGCGGCGGCGGCGACGGCCCGGCCATCAAGACCATCGGCGAGCGCTTCGTCGAAACCGACGACTGGAAGGCCGTGAAGGCCCGCGGCGGCGGCACGGCCCGCATGTCGGTCAAGGCGGTGACGTCCATCACCTCCGCCACGACCGGCACGGGCGGCGTCGGGGATGCGATCCGCCCGACCCGGCTGCCCTACATCGTGCAGCCCGGCATGCGGGAGTTCACGATCCGTGACCTGATCCTGCCGGGCCGGACGGACTCGAACGCGATCGAGTACATCAAGGAATCGGGCTTCCAGAACATGGCGGCGCCGGTGGCCGAGCTGGCGCTGAAGCCCCAGTCCGACCTCGCCTTCGACCTCGTGTCGACGCCGGTCAGGACGCTGGCGCACTGGTTCCACGCCTCGAAACAGGTGCTGGACGATATCCCGCTGCTCCAGAGCTACATCGACGGCCGCGCTCGCTACGGGCTCGCTCTCGTCGAGGAAGCGCAGATCCTCGCCGGCGACGGGACCGGGCAGAACCTGCTCGGCATCATCCCGCAGGCCACGCCCTTCGCCTTCGCGACGCTCGCCAAGGCGGATGACACGAAGATCGATCGCCTCCGCCGGGCGATGTTGCAGGTCCGCCTCGCGCTCTATCGCGCCACCTTCATCGCGATGTCGCCGGTCGACTGGGCCGAGATCGAGACGATGAAGAACGATGTCGGCGACTACATCGTCGGCGATCCGCGCGGCGTGATCGAGAAGCGCCTGTGGGGCCTGCCCGTCACGGACAGCGACGCGCTCCCCGAGGGCAAGTTCCTCGTCGGCGCGAACATGGCGGCACAGGTCTTCGACCGGGAGGACGCCAACGTCCAGGTCTCGACCGAGGACCGCGACAACTTCGTGAAGAACGCCGTCACGATCCGGGCCGAGGAGCGCCTGGCGCTCGCCGTCACCCGGCCGGAAGCCTTCGTCTACGGCAACCTCGTCGCCGGCGACGCGAGCTGATCCGCAGAGGGTCGGCTCCGGCCGGCCCTCCTCACCCTGAGGAGATCGTCATGAGCGAAGTCCAGATCGAGGCCCTGAAGCCCTTCAACAAGACGCCGCAGGGCGACCTCTGCGAAGTCGGGGACAGCTTCCGGGTTGCCGCCACCCGCGCCGACGAGCTCGAACGGCTCGGGCTGGCGAAGCGGGCGGACGGCGAGAAGGGCGCACCGAAGCCGGCGAACAAGGCGGCTCCGACCCCGGCCAACAAGGTGAAGCCGGCGCATTCGTCGAAAGCCGTCCGGCTCGGCGGCTGACATGCTGACCGTCGTCACCCCTCCGGCGGGCAGTCGCCTGACGACGCTCGAGCGGGCGCGAGCGCTGCTCGGGTTCGCGGCTGGCCAGGACGCCGTTGCCGAGCGCTGCATCGACCTCGCCTCGGCGCTGGCGGTCGATTGGTGCCGGCGGCCCTTCGCGCTCACGACCTATAGGGAGACGTTCCCGATCTCCCCGGGTGACGGCGTGCTGCTCGCCCGCGGCCCGGTGACGACGTTCACGAGCGTGGTGCAGGGCGAGACGACGCTCGACCCCGCCGAATACGCTTACGACGCCGAGCTGGGCCGGCTCTATCGGCAGGACGCCGCCGGATATCTCTGGCGCTGGTGGGGCCCGCTGACCGTCACCTATTCGGCCGGATACACGCTCCCCGCCGATACCGGGACGTGGACCCTGCCGCCTCCCGTCGAGCGCGCCGCCATCCTGCTCGCCGGCGCCGCCCTGACCGCGGCGGATCGCGATCCCCTCGTGCGCAGCGAGACGGTCGAGGGCGTCGGCTCGACGACGTGGTGGGTCCCCGGATCGTCCGGCCTGCCGTCCCCCGAGGCCGAAAGCCTCCTCCAACCCTATCGGAGGGTCGCATGACGGACGTCACGGGCGCGGTCGAGGCGCTGGGTCATATGGATCTGAACGACCGCGCGCACGCTCTCGGAATGCTCGTCGGCCAGGGGATCGCCCAGGCTCTCGCGAGCCCGCCCGTCCATGTCCCGCCCGGCACCCTCGTCTGGGACGCCTGGGTCTTCAGCGTCCTCGGCGTCGCCTCCCGCACCATGATGGACGCGCAAGAGCAATGGATCGCGGAGGGACACAAGCCAGAGGACGCGGTCACCGCCCGCATGACGGGATCCATGGCGGTGATGATGCAGGTTCGTCTCGCCGACGTCACCGCCATGGCAGGCGGGGCAGCGCACTGACATGGCCCGCCTTCGCCCCTTCGACGAGATCACCCGCGTCGTCGTCGACCGCTGCCTCAGCCCTCAGGCACAGGGCCGCATGGTCGCCGCGGCGGCGCGGACCATCATCGCCGATGCCGAGAGCCAGAATGCCGCCATCCTCGGGAGGGCGCCGGCCAAGGAAATATACGTCGATCGGCGGCTCGGCGCGCCGCTCGAATCTGTCAGCGTTCCGAAGGGGACGATATCCGTCGAGTTCAAGCTCGCGAACGAGACCGTCCTATGGGTCCGGGACATGCTCCGCCAGCATGCTCCCGTCCTGACCGGCAGGTTCCGTGCCTCGATCCTGCTCTTCGCCGACGGCAGACAGGTCGACCCCGATGGCGAGATCCCGCTCGCTGAGGAATACGAGTTTATCTCGGATGCGCCCTACGCCCGGAAGATCGAGGGCGATCTGAAGCGCAAGCCTCAGTCCAGCAAGGCGCCCGATGGCGTCTTTCACGCCGTCGCGGTGCTCGCTCAGAAGCGCTTTCACAACGTCGCGGCCGTCGGCTTCAGCTACCGGTCCCTGCCGTCCGGCGGGGTCGGGCGATGGGCCGCGACCGGCTCGGCTCGGGCAATGGCCCGCACCATCCGAGGCGGTCAGGAGCGCCTGCACCGCGAATGGCTGACCCGCCAACCCGCCGTCACGATCCTCCCGAGGTAACGACCATGGTCAGCATGAACCAACTTCGTCAGAGCGTGCTCATCGAGACGACGATCACGGGCGCCGAAGAGGCGACCGCGAAGCTCCAGGCTGTCGGCAAGGCACAGGATCAGGTTTCCGCCTCTGCCGAGAAGATGGGGGCCGCGCAGGAGCGCGTCGGGCAGAGCTTTCGAACGACCACGCCCGACTTCGACAAGTGGCGCTCTCGCCTGGATGTCGTTCATCGGGCAGAGCAGAACTACGCCCGCGACGAGCGAATGGCCCAGCGCTTCGTCGCCAACGGGCGGTCCATCGAGGAGGTGAATGCCGTCCTCGACATCTCGCGCCAGCGTGTCGACCAGGCACGAGCCCGGTTCGGATCGCTCGGGGAGGCCAACGACAACCTGACGAAGAAAATCGGCCTGCAGCGCTACGAGTGGATCAACCTCGGCCGGCAGATGCAGGACGTGGTCACGATGGGCGCGATGGGCATGTCGCCCATGCAGATCGCGACGAGCCAAGGCGCGCAGTTCTTCGACATCTTCGCCAGCGCACAGGCCGGTCCGGTCGCAGCTTTGAAGGCGGTCGGGCCGTACGCGGCGGCCTTGGGTGGCCTCGCCGCCACCTTCGGCGTGGCGGGCAAGGCGGCATGGGACTTCGCCTCGTCTCAGCGGGATCTGGAACGTTCGCTTATGGGCGTCGGCAAGATGTCCGGCGCCACGGTCCAGGGGATCAACCGCTTGGCCGATGAGACGGCCGAGGCCGCAAAGCTGTCCGTCGGCGCGACGCGAGAGATGATGGCGACGTTCGCAGCGAGCGGGAAGATCGGGCAGGAGAGCTTCGCCGATCTATCGATCGCGACATCGCGCTACGCGAAGGCCGCGGGCATGGACCTACCCGAAGCATCGGCCAGGATGACGCAAGCCATGCGCGACCCCGTGAAGGGCGCGATGGAGCTGAACGAACGCCTCGGATTCCTGAACGGAACCACGCTCACGACGATTGAGCGACAGGTCGCTTTCGGTGATCGAGCCGGCGCGACCCGGACCCTCATCAACGCGATGTCGGTCACCCTGCAGGAAGCGGCGGGGCACACGAATGCCTGGAGCGCCGCAATCGACTCGGCGATCCGCAAGCTCGCATACCTCTACGAGCTCACTGGCCGTAAGGTCATGAACGCGCTCGGCCCGACGGATGAGCAGCAACTCGCGACCGCGCTGGAGACGCGCAAAAACCTGTCGAGCCAGTTGAGCGGCAACTCGCTGTGGTCCGGATATCTGAACTTCCGGGGCGCGGGCAAGGAACTCTCCGAACTCGAAGACCGGATCACCGACCTCCAGGAGCGCATCCGGCGCCGCGGCGCCCAGGCGATGGCGGACGCCAGGACGGCGACCGCCAATCAAGCGTCCCTGCAGAACAAGAGCATCATCGACGCGATGACGCCGAACGCATCGGAGATGCTCCGACTTCAGACGTGGAAATCTTCCTTGGAAGAGGCGCTGCGGCTCGGTCAGGGGACGACCCAGACCGAGGCGACGCTGAAGCGGATCAACGAGCTTCTCTTGGCCGGCGGTCAGGCCGCGCGGGACATGCTGCGCGATGCGAAGACCGCGGCCGATCAGGCTGGCATGCTTCCGGTCCCGCGGGCCCGAGCCCAAGCAGAGGAGGCGCGCCAGCGCGCAGTCGAAGCGGCAAACGGCGATCGGCTCTTGCTGAAGAACGCGCAGGACGTCTTCGACCAGACGATGCGGGGCATCGGTACGCAGAACAGCTTCGTGCCGCAGCGCGACTTCAACATGCGCCTCGAGGAGATGCAGCGTTCCCTCGAAACGCAGCGCCAAGCGTTTGGGCAGCCGACTGAGGCGGCGGAAACGCTTCAGGCCCGGCTCGATATGCTGAATGAGGCAGCCCGCTACGGCCAGTCCGTGACCGACCGATACGGCGCCGGCTGGGAAGCCCTCGCGGCTCAGATGGGGCGCGCCAAGGCCGCGACGGACGAGCTGCAGCGTTCGCAGCAGAACGCGATCGCCGGCATGGACGAGATGCGGTCCGGCTCGCGCGGCCTCATCACCGGGATGTTCAGCGACCTGCGGCAAGGCAAGGACCCTCTGGCGAACCTGACGGCTGCTGCTGGCACGTTCACCGATCGGCTCTTCGCTCCGGCGAACGACGGCACAACCGCTGACGATCGGGTGGCCGCATGACCGCCTGCAACATCTTCGTTCTGTCCGATCAGATCCGAGTGTGGACCGATGGGGCCGCTGTCGATACCGACGGCCACCTGATCCACCGGCAGCAGAAGGTCGGGTTCCTTCCGCATCTCAACGCCGTGGTGGTGATCCGCGGGCCGGCGCTCGCGCCCCCGATGGTCGAGCTATGGCTCGGCTCCCTTCACGAGACCTTCGACGATCTGGTGGATGGTCTCAGCGCCACCTTGCGCGGCTTGATCCAAGATCACGCCGACAAGTGGGAGGTGAGGGGCGCAGGCTCGGCATTCGAGTTGCTGCTCGCCGGCTTCTCCGAGAGCAGGAAGACACCCGAAGTCTACTGGATCGAGGACAGCCGCCGCCTCGATGACATCAAGCGGCGTGGCGCCATCAGCATCGTGCCCGCCGACGACGTCACCACGCGACGCCTCACCGAAGCCTTTCCCGGCATGAGTGAGAAGAAGGCGCTCCGATCCGATGACGTGCAGCTTCGGCTCATGGAGTTGCAGCGGGACGTGAGGGCGCGGCCCAACTTCTACGACGGCCTTCCCTCGGGAGGCGTCGGGGCTTTCGCTCAGCTCACGACAGTCACCCGGAGTGGCATCAGCACCCGCATCGTTCGCCGCTGGCCGGATCGGATCGGCAAGAAGCTGGGGGGCGCATCGTGATGGACTTCGCCGTCGTCATCCGTCTCAAAGCCTCCGGCAGGATGGCTCGCTTCGACGAGTATGGCCGGCTCGTCGAATGGACGGGGGATGTGCTTCGCGCGACGCACTTCCGCGACCTGGATGCCGCCGAACTGGCCATCTACGGCATCTGTGCCCCCGAGCTGCGAGCCGCGATCCGGGCAGGCTACGCGGCTGTGGTCGAGGTCGAGGACACAGGCGAGACCTACATCGTCGACGCGCACGACCATTATGAGCTCTATCCGAGGCCGCGGATCCGTCCGGACCTTGGCCCTCGCTTCATCGACGACGATGCGAGGCAGGGCGTTCCCTGTGGCGATCGAGCGGGACGAGAGCACTTTGCCGCTGCGCTCGTGAGTGAGCTGTTTCGCGAGGCGCCATTGAAGAATTGGAGGCTCCAGACGCTGCCCCGCATCTCGCCGGCAAGGATCCCGGGCGACGAGTACACGACCCCCATCAGCGCACGCGCTAGGCACGCAGGCGCGCTGGCCCGCTTTCAGAGGACGTCGAGGGTTCCGGCGCACGCGGCGGCATGAATGCGGACGAGATACGCGAGGCCGTCGCCGCGAAAGGGACGACGCTCTACCGCCTCGCACGAGCGCACGGGCTAAACAGGAACGCGCTCGTCACGAGTTTGAACTCGAAGAGGAGGCTTCCGACCTACCATCTGGTGATTGCCCGGTTCCTCGGCCTGCCGTTGCATCAGCTCTGGCCGCAGCACTATGGGCCGGAGGGGTATCGGGATCGCCGGGGAGACCGTGCGCGTCGCATGGCGCATCCGCCCGCGGCCTACGAGGCGCTTCTCGCGAGGATCGAGGCCGGCGAGATCTACAGCCGGATCAAGCGCGAGCTGGGCGTTCCGAGCGAGAACGCTCTGTATCCCTACATGCGGCGCAACCCGTCCTTCTCGGCCCGGTGGCGGCGCGCCATGGGGAGCCGGCCGGGCACGCGCGCCTCGCACTATTCCGACGCGCAGGTGACGGCCGTCCTCGCGCGTGTGGAGCGGGGCGAGCGCCTGACCGACATCTACCGCGAGCCGGGCCAGCCGTCCGACACCGTCATCCTCAACCGCCGGCGCCGCGACCCTGCCATTGACGCCGCCTTCCGGGACGCGCTCGAGGGCCGCGGCGGTGGAAGGGTCGGACCGGCGCGCCTGGATCGGGTGCTCGACGGCATGCGCGAGGGCCGCGCCTATTACTCGATGCGGGACGTCGTTACGCCGAACACGCTCATCCGGCTCCGGCGGACCGATCCGACCTTCGCCGCGCGATTCGATGAGGCTCGCCAGAGCGGCCGCGCGATCGTCGTGCGCCAGGCCGAAACTCGGAAGGTTTCGCACGCCGAGATGTGGGCCATCGTCGAGGCCGCGGTCAGGCGCGTGCCGCCCTACGCGAGAAACGACATCCGCGCCGACCTGATGGTCGAGCTGCTCGAGGGCCGCGTCGCACCTGAGGATGCCCGCGCGGCGGCCGGGCGGCTCGAGAAGGCCTGGAACCAGATGTTCGGCCGCTGGGACCTCAGCATGGATCAGGAGCGCGGCGAGGGCGGCCTCAACCTTCACGGGCTCCTCGCCAGCGACGAGGCCGGCCGTCGTGTCGAATCCTACGCAGGAGCAGAATAGCCATGGCCAGGAAAGCCGTTGTCGACGCCGTGGCGGGCCATCTCGCGGCGAACTGGACCCGCTGCCCGATCATCGGCCCGAACGAAACGGGCGACGCGGATCCTGCCGGAGGGCCGTTCCTCTCGGTCGAGTATCCCGTCGCGACCGAGTCGCAGATCAGCACCGGGGCGCCCGGCGCGAACATCTGGCGCGAGGAAGGCGTCTTCCGCCTCCTCCTGCATGTCGAGCGAAACGCGGGCGTCGACCTCATCCTCACCTGGGCAGACGAACTCGCGGCCCTCTTTCGCGGCCGGCGGCTCGCCGAGCACATTCAGTGCTGGGCCGTCATGTCCCCGCGCCTCGACGACGACAGCGACGAGCGCGGCTATTACCAGTCCGTCATCGCCGTTGGCTACGAGGCCGATCTGTTCGCGTGACCGGCATCAGGGTGAAGACCGGGGCGTGGTAGGCTACTGTTGCCGCCCCGGCTCATCGCTTGGTAGCCTATCGCGCCAGAATTTTTCTGCCCTCTCGTAAACAGCGTCGGGCGTGAGCTTGTTGAACTCGCGGAGCACGGCCTTGCCAACGCAGACGTTGCCGGAAGCATCGTAATACGCCAACTCCTCATCGTGGAGATGTAGGAGATGGGTGGCAGCCTCTTCCTGATAGAGGAAACGCTTGGCTTCGAACTGCTCAAGCATCCATTCTGCAGCCTCTGCCGGAGTCATTTTTTCTCCGGCGGAACGTAAGTCATCAAAACATGCTCTGGAAATGATCCTTCATTCAGCGTGGCCCCCTTGAACCACGAGCAGTAATACTCACTATCGACTTTCCGGATGAACGTTTCTCCCGGCAGCTTATCAACGGTCATCGGAGGTCCGCCGGACTTCAGCACAACGACGTCGCCCTTATTGAAACTGTTCTTGGCCATCGGTCTCCGCCCTGGATGCTCGCCGCAGTCAGCATCAGGCGCGCGTGAACGTCAACCACGCGCACGACGTCGATCTGTGCTTATGGCGCAGGATCATGCGCGCCGAAGCGCCCGTCAACTTGTCGTTAACGAGGTTCGCGCGTAGCTTGGGATTGGGTGTGGAAGCCCGGACTAGAGCTAGACCGCGATTCCCTGGCAGGAATGCGCCTTCTCCCTGGCAGGAGAGGCAGCGGTCGAAATGCGTGCTCCCGCGAGGGAGCCGAACGGACGCGCTTGGCGGCGCGGTACCGAACCCGACCTTTATGGCCGGGGGCGGACGTGCTGTCCAGGGGAGAGATCCCTAAAAGCGTTCGGCCTGTCGCTCTGGCAGGCTTCCACCCCCCGGCTGTCGGGTCCGCTGCCCGACGTGTCCCTGACCGGGGACCAGGGCTGTGGAAGGCCCTGTCTGTCCAGAGCATCCCCCATGACCATCGTTGCCCTATCCACGGCTCAGGAAGCCCGTGGGCTGGCGTTCTCCCGAGAGCGCATCTGTGACGCCATCGAGTTCCTCATCGGCGTCCTCGACCTTCTCGACGACGATCCGGACCTCGAGCCCGATGCGTGCTTCGAGGGCTTCCTCCAGGCTGATATCCGGGGAGGCGCCAATGTCCGCGTCGCCTGACGCCGATCGCCGCCTCCTCGAGGAATACGGCAACTGGCTCTCGATCGAGCGTCATCGCGTCGTCGAGGCGCTCGGGCTGGAGCCTCGCCGGGATTTCATCAGCCTGCACGGTCCCGCCTTCGAGTGGCACCAGCATCACCCCGGAGAGGCTTGCCGGCGCGCCGCGACGGTGCTCGACGCCGTCGGCGTGGATTGGAGGGCAGCATGAGCACGCCCCTCGAAGCTCTCCGCGGCCTCGAACAACTCGTGGAGGAGGCCTATTGGTCCGCGCACGTCGCGGCCATCATGGTCGAACGCTGCCTACAAGGTGAGCGTGGCCCCAACGACGAGTTCGTCTGTCGCATACCAAAGGAGGACAGCGGTGCGACGGCGTGGATCGTCTACGATGCGCAGAACCGCGCCATGGCTCTCCGGGATGCGTACTTCGCAGCGATCGAGGGAGGCGCGCCATGAACGCTCTCACGCTCGCCGAACAAGTCGCCTCGGCCGAAGGGCTCCAGCTCTTCCCGATCCGAGGCGACTCGATGGAGCCCACCTTCTACCGAGGGGACTTCGCGCTGGTGAGGGCCGTCGACCGATGGGACGGAGAGGGCTGCTACGTCCTCGATCTGCCGTTCGGGCCGGTGCTCTACCGCGTGGCGCCCGCGGGCGGGATGGCCCGGCTGATGTCGGACAACGAGCGGTACTCGACGTGGGAGATGCCCCGCGACGACTTGCTGGGCTGCCTCCTGGCCAAAGCCGTCTTCAAGCTGAACGTGATGGATCGCAGGCTCGTGCCTGACGCGCTCCGCTTCTGA